CGAACAAACTCGTGCTAGAGCAGCACAAGTGTTTGAACGTTTCTTGGCAGATATTTTAAGCCGCAGAGGTGTAACAGACTTTGCTGTTGTGTGTGATACAAGCAACAACACACCAGCACGTATTGATCGTAACGAATTATACATTGATGTAGCAATTGAACCAACTAAATCAGTAGAATTTATTTACATTCCAATCCGTATTGTTAACAGTGGTACACTATCTAACGTATAAAAAGACTAAAATAACTACAAACTTAATGGGCGCCTAGTGCGTCCATTTTTTTTCACTGATTTCTTATAAATAGTATTAGCTAGTATAGAGGAGACTAACATGGCAGTATTAACAACACTAGGTGTTCCAGACAATTCAGGAATCGCCACTACTATTATGCCAAAACTACAGTATCGTTTCAGAGTTAAATTTGAAGGCCAAGGCTTTAGTTCTACACCAACAAGAAATGTTATCAGCGCAGGTAGACCTGGATTGACACATGAGCAAGTACAAGTTGATGCGTATAATAGTAGAATTTACTTAGCAGGCAAACACACATGGGAACCTGTAAGTATTATATTACGTGACGACATTGATGGCGTTACACTAAGAGAATTAAATCAACAACTTAATAGACAAGTTGACCACGCTAACCAAAGTAGTGTAAGAGCGGGAGCAGGATATAAATTTACGACTGTAGTTGAAACACTTGACGGTCAAAATCCAACACCAGGTGTACTAGATACATTTGAACTTAGCGGGTGCTACATCACAAACATTCAGTATGGCGAAATGGCATACAGTTCAAGTGAGCAAGTACAAGTTACAGTACAAATTCAGTATGATAATGCTGAAATTTATGACGCCGGCGATGTTGCTACACTTACTGGTAACAGTGGTGATAATACATTAGTTAACGCAACAGGTTAATATTTAATGGGACTAAGTTCTAATACTGGCTTGTTTAATCGTGCTGCAGATATATATGGTGTCGATGACATTGTAATGCGCAAGCGACCTAGACAAAAATTTAATTTTAGTGTCTTTATGACAATTGATAATTCCCTTACCCTTAGCGACGAGAGCTATGGTAAGGGGTTTCAATTTGAAAAAATAATGGGTGTGACATTGCCAGACTATCAATATAATGTAGTTAAGGTCAATCAATATAATCATCAAAGATCTGTAACAACCCGACAGGAAATTACACCAGCAACAATAACATTTTATGATACTGTTGATAACCAGTTTCAATCATTATTAACTGATTATTCTAAATATTATTATTCACAAGGACTTGGGCCTATCCAAACACTAGCTAGTAACGCAACTAATCCTGATGTAGGTAGCTTATTTGGATTAAACGCAGTTCAAGCTAATGGTAGATTTTTCTTTAATCAGATTGATATTTCAACAATAGATAATACAATTAATGGATCTAAAGAAGGTAGAACAATTACAATGACTAATTGCTTAATTTCCAATGTGTCACACGATTCACTAGCTTATGCTGATAGTAGTCCAATTACTTGGACTGTTCAGTTTCAACCAGAGCATGTAGAATTCAAAACAACCCCCAAACCTGAATAATTAAACATAAATACGTATATAATGGCATCTAAGTTTCAACAAGGAATATTCACACCTAGAAATTTATCTAGGTATATTGGTAAACATTCACCGAGATATCGTAGTGGATGGGAATTAAAATTTATGAGATTTTGTGATACACATCCTAGTGTAGTAGCCTGGGCAAGTGAAAGTCATCGCATACCATATTTTCATCCAGTTAAAAATAAGCAAACAATGTATGTGCCAGACTTTTTTATAGTGTATGAAGATGTAAACAAAAAAAGACATGCTGAGTTTATAGAAATTAAGCCTGCTGGACAAATACTTGGCAATGCTAGAAGTCCAGCGCAAAAAGCCGCCGCAGTAGTAAATGAAGCTAAATGGCAAGCAGCAAAGTTATTTGCTTCAAAACAAGGCGTAGGATTTAGAGTACTAACTGAGAATGAACTTTTTAATAATCCTAAGAAAACAAAGAAGAGAAAAAAATGAGTAAAAAAATTGAAGAAGTTTTTAACATGGCTAGTCCAGAAACGCCAGCACAAACTACAGCAGAAGAAACTGGGTTTGATTTAGAATCAATGCAACAAGCATTAGACACTGCTGATAAAATTGACCAAGCATTACCAGCAGTGCGTGATTTAGAGTCACTTGATAAAGACATGGATGAGTATGCTCAACAAGCAATGGATGCGTTTAAAGACCTTATGGATCTTGGACAAAACGTAGAAGACAGACATGCTGCTCCAGTGTTTGATAGCGCAAGTAAAATGATGACAAATGCCATTACAGCTAAAACAGCAAAGATGGACAAAAAATTAAAGATGATTGAGATGCAAATGCGCAAACGTAAACTTGATTTAGAAGAAAAGAAAGTTGAAATGCAAATTGCCAAGCTCAATGACACCCCAATTGATGGCGGTCCTATTGAAGGAGCTGCCGAAGAATTTGACCGTTCTAGCCTTATTAACGACATTATGGCAAAAGTGGCAGAATCTAAGAACGGTGATAAATAACTATAAGATAGGATAATATTATGAAAAGTTTAAAGCAATATTTGGCAGAATCTGAGAAAACATACAACTTCAGACTACGTACTGTGGCTGAAATGTCAGATGATCAACTAGATAAATTAGAGAAGCACTTAGCAAGATACAATGTAGAGAGCGTAAGCGCACCTAAGACTAGTATTATTCAAAGAAGCCCAGCTGGGTTTGGAGACATTGGCCCGAGTGCAGTGTCTACTTTGGAAATCGTAACACACCTACCATGTACTCCAAATGTAATGCAAGAAGAAGTTTCGGCTTCAACTGGTATTAGTATTGGAGCAATTAGAGTATATAATGAAGGTGAGTTTATCGACGAAGAAGAGGATTTAGAGAACGCTACTGATGATGAAAGCAAAAGTGTATTAGCAGATGCTGATTATAGCGAAGCTGAAAAAGTAGAACATAAAGACAACTTTGGAAATGAATTTGTTTCAAACTTTGTTAAGAACTTACCTAAATCAGAATTAAATAAAGAATATAAGGTATAAAAAAATGGATTTAAGAGACTTAGTAAAATTAGCAGGAATTGTAAACCCAGAACTTCTTAACAGAATTGAAACAACAGCAGAAGTTGAAGAAGCAGAGGGCGCAGGATTCGAACAAGCAACAACAGCCCCAGATGAACAAATGATGGATGACCCAATGCAATCAATGGGTAGTGATGTAGATACAAGTTTACGCCGTTACTTGAAAGCAAAAGGCGATCATGTTAGTGTAGATGAAACTGTGTATCCAGACCACACTGTAGAAAGTGTAAGTGAAGCATACGCATCATTTAAAGAAGGTAGTGCTGAAGATGAGAAAGCAATAAGACGTGCTTTTGATAAAGCAGACGAACCAGAGCGTGGCGAGAAAAGAAAAAAAGTATCTCTTAAAAAAGCACCATGGGAAAAAGACGACGATGATAAAGTAGACGAAGCAAAAGTTGAAGAAGATGATATTGACGAAAATGCTTTTAATCAAGCGGCGGCAGCAGCAGCAAGAGCTAATAAGTCAGAGTTCGAGTTTGGTGGCAAGACACATAAAACTACAATGAAAAAAGATACAGCACACAAACTATCAGATAGCATAGACAGTGAACTAGCAGTACTTAGAAGAAACGCAGGTATTTAATATGGCACATTCAAAAATAGATAATACATTTAATGGAGCAATGGATAAACTAAAAGAACTTAGTAGTGTATTCCGTGATGGCGGCAAGCTAGAAGCAGCTTGTGGCGATGATTGTGATTTAGGAGATGTAAGATCTGCTTTTGAAGAATTAATGGGAGCAATGCGTGAAGCACATACAGAAGCAACCATGGAAGAGTCAATAAATGAAGGCGGCATGAAAGACAAAATGATGGACGATGCTGAAAACATGGACCATGATGATTTTTGTCAAGAGTATATGGCACAAGGCGTTAGCAAAGAAGAATGTGACGAAATGTGGAAAAGCATGAACGAAGACGTACAAGAAGCAGGCGCACCAGACTACAACCCATCACGTGGCGAGTATGATAGCAACCGTGAATACGGTATGTTTAGTGACGAAGGCAATGCTGAAGTTGCTGAAGTTGTAGACGATATTGTTAAAAGACACGAAGCAGGTGAATTTGATAGTCCAGAGCGTGCTATTGATGCCGCTATGTCAGACTTAATGAACTTAGCAGATGATAACGATAATTTTGCTGAAGCAAGTGATACAGATGTTAGAGATCAAGTAGCACGTGACTTAGATAGCCGCATTGGTCGTGATAGTGGCTTTGGCGAAACTATGGAATCAAAGATGCCAGATCATCCAGATGTTGACGGCGATGGTGATACAGAAGAAGATATTACTAAAGCTGAAAAAGACAAAAAAGAAAAAACAAATGAATCAGTAGTACGTATGAAACACTTAGCAGGATTAAACCAATGAA